GTCAATTGTACTTGAACCTTAGGGTTCAGTCAACCAGATAAAAGATCTTTTTTACTGATTAATTGTTTTGAAAAGGTTGACACAATGGGGGCGGGGCCGTTAGATTTATATACTATTCTATAACCACCTTGTCCATTGTGCCTATAGTTTCCCTTACTATTCTACAATGGGGGTAGCCCCCTATTTTGCACAACCATGGTCGCTAGAATCATATGACCCATCTTTCCCATTGTGTTCTATAGTGATCAATATCTCTTTGCACATACAAAGTAGATAGGATAATGCATCTGTTTAATAAATAAAATTAACAATGTCACAAGCAAAAAGAACTCAAGCACCCAAAAGTTATGTGTATCCCAAGGCGGTCAAAGCCATAAAACACAGTCAATTCAACTTACACAAGCATTGTGATTCCGCACATATATCCAAGAGGGCTCAGTGGCAACACACAGGATTCCGTGGCATGATGTTGGCCATGTGGCCTTATCGTTATTTCCTCATAGTTGTGCGTCAGGATCCTGTTGACTGGGATTCGTTGATCACACCCTGTTGTTTCAACTTACAAGCATACAGTCTAGATTCACACGGCCAGGCACACACCAAACATCAAGGTACCATGGTCATTGGCTTCACCAGGCAAGTGGACAGGAACAGACAGGCCAAGCGGATGTGGCAGGACACCATTGGTTGGGCAGGAGGGGAGTTCGTGTATTGATGGAAGAGTACATCAGATGTAGCAACAGCAAGAGCACCATATGGGTTGATGAAGACCTCAATCATCAGCTGTTCCGTAGGTGTTGGACACAGAGCAATTCAGGTTCAGTGACTGCACTCAAGCTACCCAGTGATCCACAAGATTGGCCCAAGCGGGTGCATCTGGCCTGGTTCATAATAGGACGTCCACCCAAGGGCTATGTGCGTTGGCACAAGAATGGGGACAAAAAGGACTTCCGCAGGGCCAACATGGAATGGAGACCGTTCGCCACGGTGGCTGAATGGGGTAGGCAGGCATCAAGATCACAACGCAAGTTTGACAAGATCCAGGTGCCCCAGGCTCACGTGAAGCCTTAGATCAACACCATACCAAACAGAACAACAACAGATCCTTCTGATCAGAGAATTCAAATGTGACTTCGTCCACGTATCCATCTGGATCTTGGCGTGGATGTATGTCATATTGTGGATTGTCACAGTATCTCATATCCACAAAGAAAGGCTTCAAACAGTAAGTTCTACACCAATCCGCCCTGCGATCAACGTCGTGTATGCACCAGCAATCGTACACTTTCTTCTTGTATGGGTATATGTGTTGCATTATGATGTTAGACCCCCTTGTAGAGCCCTTAAAATTGGTTTAAACAGGCGATTATGACTGGAGTATTGCTTGATATTCTTCATATAACCAATCCAGATGTTCATATTCCCATGGATCATAATGTAGGAAGTCCTTAAGGTATTGTTCAAAGGTGAATCGCCAGTGTGGTGCGGCAAATTTGAGGTTTGGAACTGCTTGTATATTGGGTGTGCAGGGCCAGAAGCTTAGATCAAGTTCCATACCACCACAATCAAATTAGTGATGGCAAAGCACAAGAGACCAATCATGCCTGCCTCCAATCTGGTCATCCTTTTTTCAAAATGATGCATATGGTTGTTCATTAAGAGATCTATTTTGACTTCTAGTTTGGTTAATCTCTCTGATGTAGTTTTATTTTTTGTCATAGCCACCCATTGTCCATTTCCAGTACTTCTTGAAAGGCCAAGTTATCCAGCATATCACACAAGGACATTTGCATATTTTGTATTTGGCCATTGTCTGTCTCCATGATTATTAACTTGAACTAATAGTAGCTCCAAAACTAATTCTTTTCCATGCTGATCCATCGTTGACGGCCAAACAAGCTGAACCTGAATCACCATCTGAGCAAAAAACTATTTCACCACTGCTACCACCTCTGCTGTTAAGCTCTGCTGTGGTGTTGCTGACCAATCTAATTGGGACATACATTCTCATCTGATCTGGATGTGACGCACTTGCGATTGTGCTTGACGTATTTGATCTGTTTTGGAATCTTATTAAATCTTGTGTTGATTCAGAACCACCATATTGTGAATTTTTGTGTCTGATACGCATGGTGCTTTCGTTGTTGGGCATATGGAATTCATACTTGCTGGCGTAACCACCTGTACCATCATTTCTGCCAGCCGCGACTGAGTATGGTTCATCACTTCCAGCAAACTCTAGACCAGTCTGTATAGCAAAAGTTCTTGCTTGTGGTCCTTCATAACCAGCTCTGTTGACAAGTTCAAATTTTGTTGCACCACTGTCACCCGCAACAACTGTGTTGACCACGTGTGCATCATAGTGTAATGTTGCACTGACACCTGTGGCGTCTGAAGCACTTTCTTCAAGTGTCAAACCAGTTGTACCTGATCTGCTTGAGACAAAAATTTTGTCTGTGTTTGTTGAGTCTGTGTAATAAACACCAACACCTTCATCAATTGCTGTTTGCCAAAATGTATCCAGTGATCCTGTTGTGATTGTGACTGAACCAACGCCGTCTGGACCACCATCACCATCAACTGTTGCTGTTATGCTCAATGTTGCAATCCCAGTTCTGAATTTTCTAAATATAAAATCATCTCGCGATCTTAAATCCAAATCATCTTGAGGATCCAACACGATGTCGTTATTTGCTCTGATTCTAACTCTACCATTTGATTTTCTTGATCTGATTTCTACATTACCAGCTGATGACGTAAGGCTCATGTCATCAACACTATCTAAATCCATTTTGTTACTGGCTTCTATCTCAACGTCTCCACCACTGCCAACTGATTTGATTTTGAAACCATTGACATCCAAATCAGCACCCAATTGTGGAGATGTATCTGAAACCACATCTGATAGTCCGCCACCACCGCCTGATGCGGCTTCTAAACTGATCTTGCCTGATGAGTTGTCATATGTTAAAACAAAGTTGTCTTGTGATGCACCCACTGTTTGATCTGCATCAAACTTGAAGTTTCCTAATAGGACATCTCCTGTTCCATTTGGTTCAATGTCAATGTCTGCACCTGATGTGGACACAATTTTGTTGCCATTTACATCTAATGATCCACCCAGTTGTGGTGTGGTGTCTTCCACAACATTGTTTATTGAAACTGCTTCAGCTCTAGCATTTGTGAAATATAAATTTGTTGAACCTTCTGTTATCTCATCTGTGTTGTCTTTACCTGCCACTTGGGTATCTACATAATCTTTTACTGCCGCACTTGTTGGTAATGTGGTGTCATTGTCATTGCTACCAATACCTTCTGCTTCTAATACTATTGTTGCCGCTTTGAAGTTGTCCACTTCTAGATTTGAAATTGTTGTGCTGTCAGCATCAATGGCCGCCTGTGTGTATGTCAAAGCACCTGTTGAGCTGTTGTATGACAAACTGCCACTGGCTGATATGGCCGCTCTTGCCCTTGCATCTGTGAAGTAAAGATTTGTTGAACCTTCTGCTACTGTGTCTGTGTTGCCTTGTGTATATGTTAAAGCACCTGTTGAGCTGTTGTATGCCAATGATCCTGATGCTGATATACTTGCTCTGGCTCTTGCTGTTGTGAAATATTGATTGCTTGAACCTTCTGACAAGTTGTCTGTGTCTTTTGTTCCAAGTCTTGTGTCAAATGTACTATTGAAATCTGCTGTTGCTAATTTTGTTGCAATTGAGTTTGTGACAGTTGTTGAAAAGTTTGCATCATCTCCAAGTGCCGCCGCTAATTCATTTAACGTGTCTAAGGCACCAGGTGCTGAGTCAACCAAAGCATCAACTTTCAATTGTGCTCTTGCATCTGCTCTAGCATTAGTGAAGTATAAATTTGAACTTCCTTCTGATAGATTGTCTGTGTCTGCCGCGGCTAATTTTGTATCAAATCTTGCATCTGCTCTGGCATTTGTAAAATATAAATTAGTTGAACCTTCTGTTATCTCATCTGAATTATCTTTTGTGGCTATCTGAGTTGCTATGTAAGCCTTAACACTTTGTTGACTTGGTGGTCTTGAATCTGAATCAGTAGAAAAGTCATCTTCATCTATCAATGATAAAGGTGTGTTAGAACTTGGTTCAAAAATACCACTTGATGAATTGTATGCTAACACATTGCCATTGCTGACACCTGTTGTTGTCACATCACTTAAATCATTTATGCTTGCCGCACCAATACGTGCATCTGCTCTGGCATTTGTAAAATATAAGTTTGTAGAACCTTCTGTTAGGTCATCTGTGTTTATTTGATTTGTTCCTGTTCCAAAATCTAAATGTGTGTCATTTACACCATTTGCTTTCAATGAAACAGCACCTGAGCTAACATCAAAATTTGAACTTGAAAAACTTGCTATACCTTTGTTGCTTGTTGAGGCATCTGATCCTGCTATTGTAATTGTGTCTGTGCCAGGTGTTCCTGTTGTGGTAATACCTGTGCCACCTGCTATTGTTAATGTGTCAACGGTGTTGTCAACAACCACTGTGCCTGTGTCTGCGGCAACATTTGAAAATAGATTCTGTGTTCCTGTTTGAACTGTGATGTTAGTGACTGATCCTGTTGTAGAAACTGTTGTTGCCATATATTAACTCCTTGTGACCTGTGCTGTCACCGTGCAATTGCCTTCTAATAATCTTGTTCTAGAACTGTCAGCAGAATTAACAAATACAAGGTCCCATTTGTGTGTTCCCACTGGTAAACTCGCTGTCTGTGTGTCTGTCAAGCTGATGTTGAATTCACCTGTTGAGTTGTTTGTTTTTGTGACTGTGAATGAGGCCAAAACATGATCACTTATGGCTTCTGTTCTAATTTGACTTGTGAAAGTGAAATTTGTTATGTCTGTAGAACCGTCTACATTCGCCGTCATGTTGTTAACGAATGTTGCTCCTTGTTCTACTGTTAAATTTAAAGTTCCTGCTGGCATAATTTGTTCCTGTTATATTATATATTTAGTTTTATGACACTACTGTGAGATCTATGTCAAAGAAAGTTATTTTAGATAAATCTGTTTGTACTCCACCTTCGTTTATTTCAATTGAATAACGATACGTCCAAGTTGACCCTACTCCTGGGCCTGTGTTTGCACCAGATCTATTACCACCTATTGTGTGTTGTAATGACATCAAATATAATGATATTTCTGGAAGTGTACCACCTCTTCTTGCAAGTTCATTGAATCCATCACTGGCAAATACTGTTGATATGCCACCAGATGTTGCATCACCATTGTCCCAACCATTACCACCTCCTCCATCAATCACAGAACCAGCAGATGATAACATAGCGTCTTGAGCCACACCTGATAATTGCTGATCTGTAGATCCAAACAATCTACCAACGTAAGTTGTGTTGTCTCTCATATCTGGACTGAAGTAATCTGGAGAAACAAATTTATACATATTATTTGCACTTGTGCCTGATCCATGAGATACTGGAATAATAATATTTGTTCCTGAAGAACGACTAAAAGAGATAGAATGAGCATTGGCTCCATCTGTGAATATTGGATTTCCAGTTAAATCTGTACCGCTTTTAATACCAAACCCAACTCCTGCTTCTATCAATGTTCCATGTGTATTTGTTGCTAATGATCTGTCATATATCTTATCAAAAGTTCCAATGTTGCTGTTGATGTCTATTGAACTACTGGTTCCATGTGGGGCTCTATATATTCTAAAATCATATGTTCCATTGGTAAGACTTTGACTTTGATTTTTAAATTTAGGACAAAAATATAAGCCAGGATTGAATATACCTGTGACTTCACCACCTGACGTGTAAGCTGTAAAACCTGTTCCATCTGTATCAACACCATCTATAGATTGTAATTCAAATGTGTTTGTGGTTTTGTTTGCCACTTTAAAAAATGTTCTTCCAGTCCAATGTCCCTGAGGTTCTGTGGTTGAGGCTTCATAGAATTGTGGAGTCAGCTGAACCATACCCCCAATTGATTTAAAACTAACAAATTCACCATTAACAAAAGGATGACCTGTTGCTGTTATGACCACAGGATTGGCTTGAGTGGCTCCAGAAACTGTGGCTTTTTTTACTCTGTATGGTATTCCACCATGCTGTTGAAATATTCCATTGGTATATGTTTCAGAAGTTTCTGTGCCTCTAGAATTTATAGATGTCACAGCATTGATGTCATCTTTGGTTCCTTGTATCACTGTGGCATTGGCACTGATTTCACTTTGAGCACCTGTTCCTTGATATACACTAAATGTTGGTGCACTTACTCCTAATGTGTCTAAGGTACCAATTGTGGTTGGCATACCTGTCAAGCCAGCTTGATCATTTTTTGCCAATTCAACGGTTCCTACATTTTCACTTGGATCAAACACAACAGCATATATTTCTGAAGCTCCTGATCCACCACCATCATCTTCAATAGTAAAAGTAAATTTGGTTGGCTTCATTCTATCATAATTTATATTGAGTCTTTCCCCTGTGGCAACATTAATAACATTACCTGGTAAATCAGCATTCCTAATCTCATCGTCAACTGTTGTTGTGTAGCTCAGTGTGGTTGTGCTTGAACCAATGGTCACAACAGGAGATGTTGATAGATCTATTGTCAAAGTTTGTCCATCAAAGTTTCCTTCTAAATCAATTGTTGTTGGTTGTTCAATTGGTTGAACTGTCATGGTCTGTAAAGCAGTATTAATTTTTGAAACGTCTGTTGATGATACTGTGTCGTGTGTTGGTTGTGTTGTGTCTACAATGCTGGTATCAGGATATACTATGGTTGTTTTTGTTTTGTCATATGTTATTTTACAATTTACTGTGACACCTGCGTTATTGAATAAAGGACTGACTCCAATGTTTGTGCCAAATGCTTTTCTTGTGTTTTGTGTGACTTCAGCTTCACTAAATGATAAGGCACTTGCAGTATTGGTTAATTGTATGGTGTTTGATACTGTTGATGTAATATTAACACCTGATCCACCAATAATCTTTTTGTCAGCAGTTGACTCTATTGACAATGTGAGTGTGTCTCCTACGATAGCATTTTGATTCAATGCAGGATTTCCATTCACATCTGGAACATATTGCATATTGCTTAACACCGTGTTGAGAGCTGATACATTTGTTGAAGATATTACATCTTTAGATGAACTACTTGAATCAACAAGGCTTGCATCTGAATATGTTATTGTTCCTAGATCTTTCCTGTATGTCAATGTTGCTGAGTATGTTGGAGAACCTGCATCAACATCATTCACTGAAAATGTTCCTAGACTTTTTGTTGTTCCTGCTAGAGCTTCAACGTCAGTGAATGTAGGATTTGCAGGTGAACTTGTGAATATTGAATCTGATGTTCCTACAAAAGTGTGTCTTAAGACTCGTCTAACTGATGATGTAGCTGAATGTATCTGTCCAACTTCTAAATCAGATGTAATTTTTAAAAGTATGTCTGTGTTGTAATCATCTGGCACGGTTAATTGTGCTCCTGATGTGCAGGCTGTTAGATCAACAGTGGCATCAACATTGGAATCAAATGCAACAACAACATTGGCACTTGATAGATTTGTTGTCACAGATGATATGCCATCTGCAGAGGCATTGAAACCAGATACAGCACTCACTGCCGCTGTGTCTGTCCATTCATAAGTCACTGTGCCTCTCACGTAAGGTGAAAATTGTGTAAATGTAATTGGTATGTTGAGTGTTGCCATATTATGTTTCCGTGTATCCTGATGCTAAACTTTCTGTTAATTCATATCCAAAGAAATAACCTTCATCTATAGTGTCCCATTTGTTTCTATCATATCTTTGTGCTACCACTTCATAAACAAATGGTGAAGTTTCTGTTATGCTTGTAATTTTATAAATCTTTTCTTGTTGATAAGGTTTTGTTGCAGGTACAGTATCTTCTATTAATATAAATGCCTGTCCATTATAATCTGTCAAAGCAGATTTACCAGCATTGATGTCATTCAATCCTGTCACACTACCCAATTGTATTGTTGTCTGTGCTGTTGTTGTTCCTGAAAAAGGAATCACTAAATTTGTTTCAAATATTGTGTTATTGACCACAGTCTGTTCATGTGGATTGTATTGATTTGAACCAGTGAATCCATTTTCAATTAAAACCCTATAACCTTTGCTACCATTGATTTCAATAGCACCATCTATCGTGGCAGTCGTGCCTGATATACTTAGAATCCTACCTGAATGTTTTTTACCATTGTCTTCTGTTGAATCAGCATATATCAAATCTCCTGGTTTCATATAAACGTGATCCGCACCTGCTGTATATGATACAAATTCATTTTTGGTTCTTGCATTTTCAAGTAGATATCTTGCGTGCCTCAATGCTTGATGTTTGTTTGTTATACCTTCAGTGATAACTTCTTTAGATACCACAGGCATACCAGTATTCAATTGATCTCTCAATTCATCAAATGCGATATCTTGTCTAAACATTTTTCTTTCATTGTTATATTTGACATACATCGTATTCACTTCTGGTAAATGATTTCTACCTGTGAATTTTATGTTTTGTGCATTTGATTGATTGACGATCTTTACAGGATCAGCTGGTTTGTCTTGATATATGTTTAAGAAACCATTATGGAAATAGTATTGGCTGTGCATATTGTTCAATATCTTAGATAGTGTTTCAAACTTGTCTGAATCACTGTCAATCACACTATTGAAACCATATCTGTTCTGTGTGGATGTTGTTCCATCTGTTGCAGTCACGGTCAAAGCATCTTCACATCTAACTTTGGCTTCAAACAATTGATTGTTTATCTTTGCCGCTTGTTCATTGCCATTTGCTTGACCTGTTGTGTTGACATCAATTATCATTTCACCAAGACCATATCTCTTGTTGGTTATGTAATCATGTGCCACCAATCCAGTTGTTGAACTATGTGCATCAGAACCTATTGTAGGATCTTCACCTGGATTGCTTGGACCAGCTGTGAAGTTGGTGACCTTTTTTCCTTCGTATATGAATGAAAATGTTGTCGTGTCATCTTCATCTGTAAATGTAGAAGGTCTTGGATAACTCAATTGGATCAATGAAGTGTGTGGATACACCACATTGTCTAATAGACCTGTTGTGCTGTCTTTGTGTGTTGTTGTGAATGTGTCATTCTCTTCACCTTTGTCAAATATAAATGAAGAACCTGATTGTCCAGGTATTGTGGCACCCAATGATGCATAAGTTCCTGTTGCTTCTCTCAATCTTGCCACAGGAGAAAATGCCGTGTCAGTTGTTTCTGTTCTCACACAGGCCATCAATACATATTCATCGCCAGTGTTTGCTGTGGGTCTTATCTTAATTCTTTTGGCCGCTTCTCTGACATATCTGCCAGGTCCCCAAAAACCTAAGAACAACACATTGGTTGTATCATTTTGATATATGTGGCCGCCTGTGCCCATTGGTGATGTTGTAAAATTAAGATTTATACCACTATGATTATAACTTGAATAGGCATCATCTGATGTGTCATTTGTGAGTTTACCACCTGCCCATATTTCTTTGAATGCTTCTGAATATGTTGATGCAGTTGCATTTGAAAAAGTAAAATAATCACTTTCCACAATAGGAAACACTCTGTCAAGCATATCTGGGGCATTTGTATCACTTGGAGAACTTTTAGAAATTATAAAATCAAAATCGCATCCAGTCAAACTACTAAATGCTTTGGTCATACCTGAGTTATCTATATCTATATCAAAAGTTGTAGAAGTCATGCTTACTGTATCTCCACCAATTGCTAGACCAAACCATGTGAGTTCATAGTCTTCCATTCCTGAAATTGTTAGAGAACTTAATTGAGCTGAAGTAGAACTTGACGATGTATGGATAAAAACATCTTCATTAAATTTTACATCTAATGATTGTGATGATCCTACTACTGATGAACTTGATGGGGCTCTTACATAACTTGGCATATTAACTTATTCCTTTCACTAATATTCTACCACCAGTGTTTACTGCCGCATGAGTTCTGTAATAAAGTATTCTTGGTGTTGATGCTGATGGTGTAAATGTAAATACTCCATTTTCTGTTTTGGTGGCTCCTGTTGCAACAGCTGAACTTTCAACTCCTGCTGTAATTTCAGCTGAGCTATCTTCACTAATATAAAAACCATTGTTTGTTCCTAGATTATCACAAGTGAATGTGTACGTAGAATTTTCATACATCAATAGATCTGGTCTTGCCAATCCATCCAGATGTAAAACAGATGATTGATAGTTTGAGGTATTTACTGAGAACCCAGCCCCACCTGCATTGGATCCAGCTTTCCACCATCTAAATGGTGTTTCATTTTTTCTGTTGTCTGTTGCCATTGTGACCGTGTATGTTCCTGCTGTTGGCAATACCCAAGTTGATGGATTTGATACAACACCATATGGTGCTGTTGCATCAGATATGTAAAGTCCTGCATCATTAATGGCATCATTGAAATGAGAAGATACGAACTTGTCTGAAGCTGTATCAAATTTTAAGATATGATTGTTTGTTAGTGTCACTGACACATCTGCCAGTCCTTGCAAGAAACCACCTTTGTTCACAATAGAAGTTTCAAGATTGGTCGTTCCTGATTTAAAAGGACTGATATCAATATCTTTGCTCCTACTACTGAATTGATTTGATGAAGCACCCCAGGTTGAACTTGTTGTGGTTTTTTGTTCTTTGACTTCTACACCTGCAAGTTCTACGATGCTTGAATCATCTGGGTCTTCTAGTGGAACACCATTGATGATTGTGTGATTTTTAATATTTGATTTGATGCCATTGCAATCACCTTCACTGATCAATATCTTATAATTTTTATAATTGATAATATCTTTTTCATTACCACCAGTAAATCCTCCAATGTCACTTACAGTCTTTTCATCTATAATGACACCTTTGGTTAGGACCGTTCCATAAACGATTGGTATCTTTACAGATGTGGTATCAGATGCTTGTCCTGTGTAAAATTGTTTGTCAACAAGATCTCCTGCTACAACATCTCTGTCTTTTGATTTGATAGCATTAGCTGAACTTGTGGCAGTTGTTTTTACTGTATTAAAAGGATCATTTGATGATTTTATGTTAGCCATTATCTATCGTCCTTTCTTTTTGTGCCTGGTGTTCCTGCTTTGAATTGTCCCATAAATGGTATAGGTGCTCCATTGTTTGAAGGATCCCATCTCAGCTTACAAGCTCTAGCTGTTTTATTACAATAGTCTTTTGATGCGTCACTGGTTGTTGCATTTGTTCTATCAAAATAGTTTGTGAATGTTGCCTGATTGCCTTGGTTGTTTGCTTGTCCATATGGACAACCACCATCTTCAATTGGTGTGTAAACGAAAGCGGCATTCATATAACTTCTATATCTCAAACTACATAGACCAGTTGGCATTTTTCTGTTTGCTGTTGTTCTTTGTTCTAGACCTATTGCTGGTGTTAATTCTAATTCTAATAAATGTCCTGTGGTATCTAAAATACCATTTACGAAATATCTTTGCAACACTCCACTTTGTAAAACAGCAGTATGCCTTGCGGCTTTCTGTGCCGCTGTGCCTGAACTTTGGTCACTGGTCATTGTCCAATCGCTGTCAGCATTGTAATCATGTAAAGTTAAGAATCTTTCTATCTTAACACCTCTCATTGGAAAGGGTGGTAAGTTTCCTAACCCTGTCCAGCTTGTCTCAATGGCCGCAACAGGAGTCAATGCTTCAAACACTTTCCTGTTAATTTTCAAAGTTGGCCTTGAAGGTCTTGCTCCAAGTTCACTTGATATGCCTTGAATGTTCATTGCACAATGAGTGAATGTTTGACCATTCATTACAATATTTGATCCATTTGTTTGTCTGTGTGGTGTCAAGAAAGCTGTTGTAGAAACAGCTGAAAAGAATCTTGGAGTGATTGTAGAAAAATCAAATTTATATAACTCAATAGGAGTATATTCATTTATGTTTTTACAATCATTTAAAAAGTTTGGCATTATTGATCCTCTACTAACACCGCCGTGAATGTGTGTAGCAAAGGACCTGATCGTTGTTCATTAAATTCTCTAATGTAATAATTTCTAGTTGTTCCATCAGTAGGAGTTGTAGGTGCAGTTATTGTTTGACCTTTGCTGTAAAATTCATACCATTCTCTTAACAAGTTGGCATCTGTTGTGTTTAAATTTTCATGAACTATTGTGTAAATCCTTCTCAAATTATCTGGACCATCTGGTATCCTTTGTGCAAAGCCATCTCCAAATTCTAATATGTCCATTCTTATTTCTGTTTCAACTGTTGAATTTACACTTGGTCCAACAGATATAGCATTTGAATTTGTATCAGTAGGTGATGGATGTGCAGTTGACGTAGTGTTAGCAGACATTAAGCAAATCTCCCTTGTGTTGACATTATTTTAATACTTTCTTCTAGTACTCTACCAGCCATTCTATTTAAATCAGTTTGTGTGACTGTGCCTGATGTTTGTGTTCCTAAGTTTCCTGTAATGTTAAAATTAAACACAGGTGAAACACCTCCACGGTCTTTTGATAAAGGTGTTATAGTTGCAGGACCTGTTATAATTTCTGGTCCTTTTTCTCCAACTATACCAAATTTGTTTTTGGCTAATTTTCCACCATTAGCAAATAGTCCTCCAAAGAAACTGCCAGCAACAGAACTTATTATACCGCCAAGTCCTCCACCGCCACCGCCAATTCCTCCACCTGAGATAATGTTGCCAAGACCTCCTGTGATGGCTTGTGAACCTAAATCAATCAAAGCATCTTTGAAACTTTTTGTGCCTTTTAAAACTCCAGCAATATTATTTGATATAGAATTTTCCATTTTGTTAAATGAACCTGATACTGATGTTGTTGCTCTATCAACTGGATCAACTAATATGTGTTGTAAATTACTATCACTAAATTCTGTTCTCATTATATTAGTTGTACCTTCACTCATTGATCTTGTTGATGATATAGTTTCTCTCTCCATTCTATGAAATTCTCTCAATACACCATCAACCATATCAGGAACTATTGAACCACCAACTACTTCTTCTTCTGTTTTGCTAAAAAAACCTGTGACTCCTTCATATAAACTTTTTGCAGAATCAACAGCTTCATTTTTCATTTCAGTAAATTTGCCTGTGACTTTGTTTTTAAATTCTATTACACCATTAGCCACTTCTACCAAAGTGTTCTTCATTGAAATAAAAGCATCCACAGTTGACGTCACTATGTCTACCACTACTCTGATAGCATCAAATAACAAACCAAATGCATCTATGACAAGGTTCAAACCTTGTCCTAACAATCTACCCATTGCCGCAATCAAGTCTTCATTTTCTCCTATGAAATCTGTCAATCCACCAGTTGCTTCTGCGAGTCCATCTAAGAAACCTCCTTGTCCTTTACCACCAAAGGCAACAGCCGCCTTCTTCATGGCGTCACCAAAGTTTGAAAATCTTGTTGATAATGAAGTTAAGGCTATCTCTGTGGCACCACCAAATCTTTCATCAAAGCCTTGGAATAAAGCATCTCTGATCTGTTTGGCACCTTCTGCTGTCTTACCCAAGTTAGAAACTTCTAATCTGGTAATACCTAGTTTTTCATTTAGAACGTCAAATACAGGAAGACCTCTATCTTGTAGTCTTTGTAATTCTTCAAGACCCAAACCACCTTGCATCGTTCTTGTAAACAAATCAATTGATGATTGGAAAGCACCAACCTTGTCAGTTGATACGGAAGCCGCATCTGAGAAACTTAATAATAGTTCTTCAGTTGGTTCAATACCTGCACCTTTTAATTGTGTAAATGCTGACGTGATTAGATCAATATCTAAGGGTAGTTTACCTGCAATATCTTTTACTCTATCAAATGCCGCGGCACCTTCTTCTACACCGCCAAAAACTGCGTTTAAGGCCAATTGTAAATCTTCAAACTCTGCTGATGTCTGTGCTACTTCTTTAATTAATAAACCTAAACCAAGACCAGCAATGGCACCTTTTACTCTTGAAAAAGCTAACGCACCTGCTGTTCCTGTGTTGCCAAAACTCTTATTGACACCACCTAAGTTTGTTTTAAGTTTATTGACTGAATTTACAGCACCTGAACTATCAACGGTTATCTTAAGATTTACTACTTCTGTTGCCATTTTTTAGTATCCTTCTTCATTTGTTTCTCCTGCTGTTTGTGAGCAGTAGAAACATACTCTCTATCCATTTCTTGGATAATAGCAATGAATTCTTGTTGATCCTTTATGCCACACCATTTACAATATTGCAATATTGAAGGAAATGGAATAAATCCAACTCCTCCGCTTGTATTTAACCTGTCATTGGCTAAAGAGTTATAAGCACTCACGTAGATATCTAAATGTTTTGGATATGTAGGTGCTCTATTTTGAATGGCTGGTATATGACTATGAGGACCCCACTCTGCCATCCATTTAGTGAGTGAGGTTAGGACTTTTTTTTGTCATCAACTACTTTTTTAATTGCAGTTGCCACTTTGACTGATTCAGCATCTATAAAGTTTCTGAATTGTTCATAGTTAGTCAGCATCTCTTTGGCTTTGTCATGACTATATTGACAAGTTTGTCCTTGATCTTCAACCTGTTCCCAATCTAATAAGATAGTGTGAGCTTTGATTTCAGATTCAATTTCTACCACTTGTTTTGCTGTGAGTTTGTCTAAACCTCCACCTTGGAGTTCATTCATTTTAAACATCTCAAGAGTTTTGTTTTTGAAGGCTATGTTGTTTGCTGGAGCAATGAAGAATTTTGCACCTTCGTGCTCCACCCATTGTGCATTTGTTTTTGGATCTGTAGATCCATATTGTTTTGTAAAATCCATACTTCTAATCCTTGTTTGTTAGACAAGTATTTATATGGTATTATTATGATTGATTTTTAACTAGAGCTACTGTGAAATCATCTGATCCAACTGTTGTCTTAACAGCCTGGAATTCAAGTTCCATTAACACATCTTCATCATTACCACCTGCTAAAACTTGAGCTGATGTGATGATAACTTCTGGCATATAGAATCTGTAAGTGTTTGTTGAATCACCTATTTGGACACACATACCAAATCTTGTTGTGTTGATGTAGTTGTTGAATAATGTTTGTGAGTCTGCGTGGTTGGCATACACAGTCAACGAACCTGTTGCTGTAAATCTACCTGCACCAATTCCTGCCAAATCAGTTGAACCAATTTGTGTCTGTGCTCTTAGACCATTATCAAAATTTAATGAGAAAGCAGTTGGAACCACATTAGTCAATTCTGCATAATCCGCATTTGTTGTAGAAGCGGCACCAGTGTTGAATTTGATGTTTGTGTCTGCGTGTACTGTTGAAAATGGTTGTGTGGTTGTTGTCAATGATGATGTCAGTGTTGCACTACCTGACATAGCATTAATTTTAGAACCTACGAATCCAACTGTGCCTGTCACGAATGAACCTGACTCTGCTGTTAGTTCTAAAGTGTTTGGAACCATACCTTGGTATAGTTGGAAGAAGTTTGTTGATCCATCTGATGTTTTCTTTTCAATTGCATAACTTGTTTGAGTCGTGCCATTGAAGTATGTAGTGTTATCTGCCATATTGTCTACATCATTTGCACCTGAGCCAGTTGCTTGTAATACTGATGTTATCAATGCATCAATTGGACCATCTGCTGAGAATTCAAATTCAATGTCACCTTCTGCTTGTGATGATACTTTGTTTAAATCAGAAACATTTCTAGATGAATCAATTTCTTCAGAAGCTATTGTTGAAACAGCTGGAACTATACTTTCAGCTGTCACTCTAAGACTTGCTGTTGTGTCTGTTCCTAAACCTGCTAGAGTTAATTCTTTACGAATTGCTATTGTTGTTAAACTTGCACTTGGTATTCCCATTGTTTTGTTCTCCTACTATTATTTATGCTTGATGACGAAAATACGGAATGTCTAAATTGATCTGATAGAAGTTATCTGTGTCCTGACTACCCGCTGATTCACCCAGCACAGTCATACTACAAGCTCTTGTTGTAATATCACTGAAATTTACTATATGATATATTGTTCTAATTGATTCTGCCAAAGTTCTTGCTCGTTGTGTTCCTGTTCCTGTTTTAACAAATACTTGGACACTTATGAGTCCTTCTTGTCTTGAAAACTTTGAACCCAATTCAGCTTGGACAGAATCATTGGTTAAAATTGTTAGGCTCACCCATTCATCTAATGCTTCAGGTGTGTTCACAGTATTACCAGCATTGTCAACCAATCCAAGCACATTATCAAATTGGATATATGTTCCAGAAAGGTTGTCAACTAATCGCTGTTCAATGCTGGCTCTCTCTGCTTGAAAGGTCATCTATTTCACTGCCTTTCTGACGATTGAATCTGCTCTAGTTCTTAAACTTTGAACAGTCTGTGCCGCCATCTTTGATGGTCTTGTTGTTGCAGATCCATTCTCCACGAATCCTGCATATGGTGTATCATTTGTTATTTCTGACACACGACCAAATTTTGCATCTCTTGTTTGCCAAGCACTTTTTAATTTACCAGTATCAACAGGTGTTTTAGATTGAACTGTTTTTTTACCATCACTGGTGAAACCTTCTTGAACTTGATTCATTATCTGATCAATTCTTTTCAATGCTTGTGGTATTGTCAAAGCCATGTTATCTTTCCCTTATATGTAATTTATGTAAAGCTGACACAGGATCTCTTTCAACCTTATAAACTTCATAATCTCTTGAATCAAAATTTACCCTGTCTTGTGGCTTTGGTGTTAATGATAAATCTTTGCCAGGTATCAACATCTGTCTGTCTGTTGTCTGTGCCAATCCTGCATTTATGTTTTCTTGTTCAAATTTTGTTATCAATGCTGTCAATGTTGTTTCAGTTGTTGTCTCAGTTGTTGAACCTGTTGTGGCATTGTATCCACCTGATGAAACTTGAGTGTACGTGACTGAAATAGGTATATCACCTAAAGCACTAAAGGCACTATTTGTTGCTGATTGTATAGCAGACCTTAATCCCATTGGACTAACTCCTTACTAATCTATTTTGACCTATACCAGATGTGCCTGCATTCAATGATGGAATGTAATCTCCATATTTTCTTAACATTGAAAATACACTTGATCTGATAACACCTTTTGAAATCCTTGAACTCTGATCCATTGTCAAACTGATACCTTGGACCATTAGTTGTTTGAATCCAGCAGTATCATCATCAGCTGTTGTGTCTTCTGAATGTAGTATTCTAGCAAATTCTGATGTTGCTTCTTTTACAAATTGTGGAATGGTATCTCTGTCTAATGTGTCAAATAAACCTTGTGCATATTTTCCATCTTTCAATACACCTACTCTTGGCCATTGTAATGCTTGATCGTGATTCTTTTTATAACCTAAAAATATAAAATGTTCATCAATCAGTCTTGTTGCCATAGCAAGAAGTCTTTCTTTCTTGCCATCATGTAATGCTGACCAAGTTTGGTCTGCTTGTTCTCTGATTGAATCATGATAGGTATTTGCCTCAGCTACTGTGGCATATGAGTTTGAATTGGTTGCACCTGGTGTTGTGATTAATGTTAAAGCCATATAATTTGATCCTCACTTGTATTTAGTGATTATAGGGAAAACAAGGCCCCTAGGGGCCTTGTCTATAGTCTGTGATCTTAGTTGGTATTAGGCAACAGTCGCTTTACCTACTGATAGACCTTTGTCGTTGTATACTGATAAAGCCGTATACATAGCGACTCTAGTAATGTCAGCATTGTAAAGTTCTGATTCACCTAATGGTCTTACATCAATACCAGCTGGTGTTCCATCTGGGTATATCATAGCAATACCATTGTTGCCACCATCTTCAAAACAACCTGCAAATAGAGCTTCTTGTGTTCCTGAAGCACCACCTGAGATATCTACACCTTTTAAGTGATTGTTTGTGTAGATAGGTGTTCCTTCGTAAGCAAGAACTGTTCTATTTGTGATTGGTGAAGTGAAGTAGTCAAAACCAGCACCAACTGATCTTACTGCTTTTTTGAAAATGTTCAATACATTTGATGAACACATAATGAAGTCTACTTGACCATCTTTTGATGTCACAAGATCTTTCATATCATCAAAAAGAGCAAAAACATCCGCGTGGTTTGAACCAGAGATGTCTACTGTTGATGTTGAGTTTGAGTTAGTGTCATTTGCAATTTCGTAAGCACCTGCAAAACCATCTGAATCACCACCAGTTAAAGTAGTTCCTAATGCCACCTGTGCATAGGCTTTTCTTGCGATGTTTCTTGATTTTGAAGCCACTTGTAATGCCATTTGATCTACACCTGCAGGTGATACTGCTTGTGCAAATCTGTCAACATTAGCTTGACCTAAGATTGCTTTTAATGTGAAAGTTCTTTGAGTAGTTGACATTGGTTTTGAAACTGTGTTATCAGTTGCAAGATCTAAGCCTTCTGCCGCGAACTTTACCATACCTGTTGTTGCATCTTGGTTTACGATTAATGATTGCCCTGCAATTGGTCTGAAAGGAATCACTTCGTAAAAAGGAGCAACGGTTACGATTGTGTCAGCAACACCATCAGCAATTGGATTGTTGAAGTGTTTTACTGCTTGTGTCAGACCTGTAAGGTCTGTTCCACCTGCTAAATTTGCCATTTTATTTTCTCCTGTTTTAAATGGTTGAAGTTAATTTTTCCAGATCGTCCAGAATTGATTACTACGGTAATCTTAGTGTTATTTATGTTATCTTTTCAAACCTTGAGATATCTTGTCTAATGCACTCATTTGGTTTTGTGTTTGGACTACTTTTCTTTGTCCTCTAGCACCAGTGCCTGTAGACTCTTCAAATAGATGTCCTGCTGATTTTTGTAATCTAGACACCCATTCTTCAACAGTCAAAGGTTCACCTTGTGAATTATAAATTGTTTCACCTTTGTCATCTTTGGCAACGGCTTTACCTTCTTCTAAAACAAATGAAGTTTTTGCTCTTAATAGAACATCTTCCATTGCTGATGCTTTGACATTGTATTTGGTTGCACTTGATTGAACTTGATTGTCAATCAAGACAGTTGATAACTTTTGGTTTGTTGACGTATATTGATTGTTCAACTCTTCTAACTTCTTCTCATATTCTGCTTTCATTTCAGCAGTTCTTTTTGATAGAGTTTGTTCAACATCAGTTTCAGGTATTGAACCTTTTGTTTTTTCTTTTGAATACTGATCTTTCAATCTGTTGTATTCATCTATATCAACATAGCTCATCTGTTTTCTTAGATCTTCTAGTTCAGCATTTAGTTTTCTGTTGTTGGTTCTGAACTCATCTAATTTTGCAGATGGTACTACATTCTTGACATTCAATTTGTATCCATCTTCCATTTGTTCATAGTGTGAATGTAATGATTCAGGAATTGATTCTAATGAATCTACAAATAATGTTAAAGGTTGAGTTGGTTGAGTTGATTGTTCGTTTGATTGTGTGTTTGCTTCTTCTTTAGACATACGAGTCCTCCTATTTGTTAAACACGGTTAACTTATTATAATTGTATTTATTATCAATTGCTATCTTTTTTTTAAGTTGTTTCTTATGTCAGAAAGCAATTGATGATCTTGTTGTATCAACACTGGTATTGGAGTTGAATGTCTTCCAAACTTTGGATGTGAATACAACCATTCTTCTTTGGGTCTATCTTCGTTGAACTGTTTCATTAACTTGTTCAACTTGTAGGCACTTGCATTTGGTAATTTATAAACACGGGCAACATAATCACCCAATGGATGTATCTGTTCTTGCCATTCGCAAATATCTATCTTTTGTTTTTTCCAGTATGCTTTAGACCAGGGACATACTGAAACAATAGATGCAAAATAATCAGACCAATTAACCTCGTCTGCCGCCTTTTTTTCCGCCTCTTTTGCCACCTTTTTTCTTTTTCTTTTTAGTCATTGCCATTGTCATTTCCTCCATTAAAATAACTATCCATTTCTGGATGTATTTGTTTGATTTCTTCGTCTGTGTATCCTTGTTCAATCATCTCTCTCATATGACTGACCAATGAATCTGTGTCTTGCATTGGTGGATGTGGTTGATCAAGGTTCTTAGGCTGTGATGGTTGCTCCACTGTTTCTTTCAGCCCTTGTAATCTTGTGATCTCTTCTGTTCTGTTATGATCAGGTGGTAGTATTTCACCTTTGTGTAGATTGTAGTATAAAGTTTCTTCTGATATACCGCCAGTTTGATATGCCTGTATCAATTCTATCAATGATTTAGAATTCATTTTAGCATCAATGAAGTCTCTGTTCAATTCAGCATCTACTGAATCAATATCTATGTTCATGTAATCAGCACAATATTTCAATGCCATTGTGATACCAGCATCTACTGATTCTACTACTGTGATAAGAGCAGATCCTTCTGCCGCTTGTCTGATAGAAGTTGTTTCTGCTGTCTCTGGTTGAGCAGATGGTTTCTCTAGAAGTCTCGCTCCCAGTTTTCCCATCTTGCCTTCACAATCATTCAAGTATTGCCTTAGACTGTTCACCCCTGCGCCACTGAATTCTAACATACCCACGGTTGAACCTTGGGGTAGCATAAGCATATTTGTTGAACCAATCCTTAACGGGGTTGCCTCTTTGCTTTCACCTCCATAATTGTCTACACCAGTAGCGAATGGAGTAGGCAAAGCTGTAAAGTGAAGTGAATGACCAATGTCTGCTGAAAACTTATAATGATTGATATTCATGTTCACTAAATCTAACAATGGTGAATCTTCATAATCACAACCTAAAGAAGTTGTGTTTATGATAACAAAAGGAATGTAATCTAATGTTCTTCCTTGTATTGTTGGAATTGTTATTTCACCTGCATTTGTTCTATTACCATCAACGTAATATATCTGTTGGGTATAGACTCCTTCTTGTAGTCTCAACACCCTATAACAAGTTTGATGACTTGTTTCAAATTCGTCTTGTGGATCAATTGTTTCTTTGTTTTCTGCCAACACCACCATTTCCAATTGTAATATGCCATTGTGCATACCCATTCTGTGGTTTATTATTGTTTCACCAATGTAATGATTACAATATGGTCTTTTCTGTGTTTCATCATAATCAACTAGAACACCGTGTCTGCCAACTGTTAGCACTTCTTTTAGAATCTGTTTTGTGAAGTGATTTGCTGAAGTACCATCAAGATCAATGTCATTGATCACATCATCTAGTTCTGTGGGTCTTGTGAATGTGGCACCTCTTCTGAAAACTGAGCCAACCAATGCAGAAAGAGTCCTTCTACTTGCATTGTAGAACTGAGCTCTATCTTTGTAATCTTCATATTCTTCTCTGGATAAACCATTAAGATGTGGTAGGAACATTTGTCCCGCGGATTTTACTTCTTCTTCTCCTGCGATCACTGTTCTTGTTTTTACGGCCTTGTGAGCCCAATTGTTATAATTTGGATGTGTATTATTTGCTGGCATATAAGTTTTCCTGATCTATAATCATATTTATTGTTAATACCCTTGTAGCGGAATCATTTTTGCTGTTTTTGGCTTGTCTAAGACAATATATCTCAAAGTATCAGCATCATGATCTATTGCTTTGGTGTCAACATCATCTAGATTGTTGGTATCTCTTGGCAAACCTGTAAGGTTCCTCCAAAGCATTTGGCATTTGTTTGTTATTACTAATCCTGGTTCTTCTTGTGTTTCAGGCAACATAGCATTGAATTTCTGTCTTATCTGTTGCCAACCTATCTTTCTAGAACCTGGGGCTTTGTTTGATCTAGACCATTCAACACCATGAACGGCCATCTCTTCTGCTATTTTGCTATCACCATCATAGATTGAATTATCAGCGGGGCCTGGTCTCACTGGTCTATCATAGTGTCTCTCTTGTTCTTTTATGGCTCTTGCTATATCTCCTGGTGACCATCTCACACCTTCTGCGGGTTTATTTGGCTTTGAACCATACAATTCATCCACTATCACTATTGTACCAGGCGTGAATGTCTTCTGTTTACCGTCAATCGTGCAAGGTGTGTCATCTGCTATGGCATACCATAACACTGAAAAAGGAGCAGAATAACCATAGTCAAATCCCCTCTTCAATGTCCAATGTTCTGGCAATCTAAAATCTCCAACTAGGCATTTCACACCATCCATGACATCTGAGAACATCTGACCAGAAGGAATGTTCCAATCTCCTTCCAACATGGCTGTGACCAATTCTGTGTTTCCCATACCCATGATCCTTTTGACATAGTCAGGATCTTCTTTCATTAGATATGGATTGTCTACGAGTTTTGCTGGAAGATACTGCCTCAACAATCCACCTTCATCATCTGGCATCTTAACTATCCTATTATTTGGACATAGATCAACAAATCCCATCTTGAAGAAATTGTGTGAAATACCACCTGGATTGGAACTGGTCATAATCCTTGGAAAATAGCCTTTCCATTTTTCTGGTATCTTGACACCACTCATCCTGACCCTTGATCTCATGAACTTGTATTGTGCTTCCGTGAATGTTGTTCCTTCATCTAATAATAAACAGTGGATCTCTGAACCTTGCCATCTGTACATATCTGCTTCTTGTTGAAGATGTGATAATGTGATAACAGATCCATTCCAAAATTTGAATGTGTTATGGGCAGAGTTGTATTTGACCCACCCACCTGATATCAATGGTTCCAATATTGAGAGATAGCTCTGTGGTCCAACCAAATGGTTTATCCTCAGATCTGGGAATGTACGTCTGAAAAGGAATATGTTGATCCCAGGGATCTCCATGGCCCAAAGTATTGACGCCCATCTCAGGAAGAATGACTTGCCTGATCCAAATGATCCTCCAATCAACACTTCCGTGGCTGGTGTCTGGTACCAGAGCTGTTGGTTTGGTGTGAAGGAAACTTTGAGATTGTTGGTGTTGTTAGTTGTCTCTTCGTTTGACTTTTTCTGCTTCATAGTCTACTACCTCAAAAGAAGGCTTGTCTAGTTTTTCCTTTTCACCTTCAAAATTGATAGTGACTTGAGGAATCTTGCCTTGATCTGTTTCTTGCTCTTTGAACATTCCTAGGTGTTTGCCCAATAGTTCTAAGGCTCTCAATTTATCACTCCATCGCATACCTTTCGTGACAGGATCCTGCTCCATTGCAATCTGAGCCAATTGACCCAACACAGATCTGTTATCTATCTTGGCTTTCTTCAAACTGATGTCAATGCCCTTGTTGATCTCATTTGATACCAATGGGTTCTGCATCAGTTTATTGGCCATTGATTCACTGAATCCTACCAGTCTACAAGCCTCTGAGGCGTTGTAAGACTTTAGATATTCTTCTACGAAATGTTTCTGTTTGGGATTTAACTTGGTCTGTTTTGGCATACTGTTATTTATTAATTTGTTTGATTCACTTTGATCTAGGTCTGATCAACAACTTCGTTGTCAATCAAGTAATCACCTTCAGTGATTACTATTATCTTTTTCTATATGATCTAGAGAGATACTTGGATGTTTGATCGCACGACGGCTATGCGAAATAGTATCTAAAAAAAATACTACTTCATAACCGCCTTACGATGTGGTCTTGGATGACTCACACACGACTTGTTTCTCCTTTGTGCAGACTGATGTATTGGAACTGCAACCCTTTAAAGGGTAGGAGCGGCACTTACGATTGTACATGATAAACAAGAATCATATACCGCATCAAGGTCATTAGCCGTCATATTACACCCTGAGTTTTATTGACTGAGTGGTCTCTGTTTTGTTGCCTGAGTTGTTTTATTTTTTCTTGCCTGTGTTTTATTCTTTTGCCTATGTTAGCCAGTGTGTGTAGATGTTTTTGTTTTAGGGATCTTTTCTTATGATAAACTATTCCCCATATCGCACCCCAACTGGCTGTTTCACTCTTTGTAAAATAAACATTGAAATGATCTTTGAACTGAAGCAACAATACAACGTCATTGATTTGTTTATGTGTTTCCAAATCTTTTGATGTTATACCTTTTGTCTTAGCCCAGTAGCCAACCAATTGGTTATGTGTTATGTTTTTTGTTTTCATAATGCGATAATACAATAATAGCAAATCTAAGATTTGCTGTCAAGTTTTAAAATGGGAATTGCTTCTACCCTTTGTGATATTTATAATTTTGATTCCAAAATCTTCAAGTTGAGGTGTTTTTTTACATTTTTAGATAAATATCATTGTATTACTTGTTATTGACATAGCGGTAATGCTCCTTAAAATGCGATAGGACCCTGTTGTTTTGCGACAGCAGGGTTCACCTTTTTTACAACTCAATAAATATTTGCATGGCAAGAAAAGAACTTAAAATAGAAGCAGAAGCATACACACGACTAGGTTATGTGCAAGAAGTCCAGACCGTGGACACCATATGGATGTTGACCTACGATGGCAAACTGGCAAAGATCAGAATCAACAAGAGATCAAATGCTTTGAGTGATTACACACAATTCAGCTCGTCAACTTTCAAATACAACAAAAACACTTGGTCAACTGAAGCCACCGCAAAGACACAGGTTGCAAAATTAAATAGAGCATTTAGAACAGACAAATTTGGATACATTCAAATATATGGCAAAGGTTAAAGAACAGATAACACACGAACCAACTTTTCATAAAACAAGCATAGGTAGGAAGCCTTCAACTTGTAAAATGAACAAATCAAAAAGAAGAAGTTTCAAAAAATATAGAGGTCAAGGCAAATGACAAGAAAAACAAATACTGCATTGATCGCCTTGTTGGGAACTATATTAATGGGATTATCAACTTGGGCTTTGATAACAATCATAGAATTACAGACAATGGTGGCAATGATGCAACAAGAACTATTATCATTGGACAAAGTTATTGGTCGTATCTATGCACATATGGATCGTCTAGCAAAATAAACAACAAATAAATATTAGTATGGCAAAACAAAGAAAAGTAGCAAAAGACAAAAAGACAGGTATAGCAAAGAAATACCTATCTGGTGTCAAGGGTGGTAAGAGATCAGAATTAGCAAGTGTAATAACAAGGATATCAAACTTGTATAAAGCAGGTAAGAGAATACCTCAAAGCCTGATAGATAGGAGAGTTAAACTTGGCAAAAAAAAGTAAACCATTATCAGCTTCAACTGTGAACACACTGAAAGCAAAGGCAAAGAAAAGTAAAACTTTTAACCTTGCAGATCTAAAGGCAGTATATCGTAGGGGACAAGGTGCATTCCTTGGAGCAGGATCAAGACCTGGTGTTGGTATGGCACAATGGGCAATGGGCAGAGTCAATAGTTTGTTGAGAGGTAGCAGGAAACACGACTTGGACATAAGAGCCAGAGCAAGGAAAAGAAAATAATGCCAAAGTATCAAGGTAGAGAAGTAAAATTGAACAAGGTGATGAGAGGTGACGTCAAGAAGTTCAAAGTGTTTGTCAGAGATAGATCAACTGGCAATATCAAGAAAGTAAATTTTGGGCAAAAAGGTATGAGCATTGGCAGAAACAATCCAGCTAGACGTAGAAGTTTCAATGCTAGGATGGGTGCTATATTAGATGATGTCAAAGGACAAAAGACTTTATCACCAGCATATTGGTCATTACAGACTTGGAAGAAAGATTTCAAATTATAACGGTTTTTACCCGTATACAAACACCCCACCAATCCCTTTAGACCCCCTTTAAAAGGTCTCTGTGTGCTTCTTTTTTTTTGGAAAAACAACTATTACATAATAATTGACACAATACCTGTAAATATTGTATAATAAGTTTATGACTATTATG